GCCGGTGGCGTGCGTCGCGGCGGTCGTGCCGTTGACCTGGCGCTCGACGGCGAAGGTGCGGTACGCGTCCACGCTGGCATTGTCGGCGTGCAGGACGCGCGCCGTGCGATCCCAGCCGCGCAGAACGCTCCATTGGTTGCCCGCGATGTCCCGGACGAGCATCTTCTCGAATTCGACGCGGATGATCTCGCCGATGTTCGCCTTCGTTCCGTCGTCCACCGTGATCGCGTCGGCATCGGCGGCGGCCGCGCCGTTCAACGCGGTGACGGCGGTCGTCGGAGTGGAAAAACCGGTCACGGCCTGCTGTTCGCTCTCGATCTTGAGGATCATCCCCGGCCACACCCCCGCCGCATTCGAGACCTTGAGCGTTTCCTGCGTGGAGGATTGTTGCGTGGCGTCGGCCACGGTCGCGCCCGTGGATTTGACCAATTTAAATTTGCCCCACCGCCCATCGATCTGCACGCCGTTGGCCTCGTCCAGCCATGCCGCCAGCAGGGTGGCATTGGGACCGACGACGAGCCAGGAATACGGCCCATTGGCCCAATGGCGCGCCTGGGGATACAGGATGTAATCGGTGTCGGCCACCAGCGTGTCGTTGTCGTTGATAACGCTCGTGGCCACGAGAAGGGGCGGGATAAATAAATTGGCTTGGCCCTGTCCGTTGAATTTCCGCGTTTGCGTGACGGGAACGAACCAGCCAATCTCCTTTTGCACCACGTCGCTGGCGTCGCGGATGGCCTGCATCATGCGCGCCGCGTCGCCGCCGGGCGATTCGAGATCGTCGAGCAAGTCCTTGAGCGTGCAAAACAGTTGGAGGATGGTCATCGCGTTTCCACAGCAACAGCCAGACCAGCAGGGGACGGACAAGGGGAAGGACCTGGCCCGCCCCCTGAACTGGATGATTAGGATTTGCCCTTCGGCTTCTCGGGCACGGACGGGACGACGGCGGGCAGTTCCACGTCGAGCGGCGCAGGGACGACTGACACCGGGCGGGAAATTTCTTTCCAACCATCGGCCAGGTACTGCGCCACCTTCGCTTCGGGGACGTTCATCTGCCCACCGTCGGGAGATTGCATCAACACCAACATGGCGGCTTCCTACCCGAGCAGGGTGGCAATGGCTTCGCTCTTGACAGCCTTCACGCCCCAGGCCAGGGAAACTTCCATGATGACCTTGTGGTAGGCGGGATAGACCGAGAGCAGGAACGAGATGCCGCTGAACGGATCAGTGATGACTTGATGCTCGCCCAGCGCGCCCTCCTTCGGGAGCTTGGGCAGACGGGTGAGCAGGTGGATGGCATTGCGCTCGAAGGCGAAGTTACCGGTGTAGGCCGCGCCAACCGCCACCGGGTCGTTGTTGACCCAGGCGACGCGATTGCCGGGCTTGCCCAGCACGATGTCGCCGTCGCCGTCGCCCGCGAAGCCGGTGTTGATGACGTACTTGTTGGTGTCGCGTGCGGTCTTGGTGTTGGTCAGCACGTCGCCATACAGGATGGTTCCGGTGCCGGTGTCCACGTGGACGGTGGTCGAACCGATTGCGTAGCCCGCGGTCAAATCCACCAGGTAGCCCGAGGCGGTGCCAGCCACGTGGCTGACGATCTGCGCGGACTCGTGCAGTTGGAAGCCTTCGAGATTGCCGAGACGGCCATCGCGCAGGAGACCGGCGTCGCCCGCTTCGTTGACCTTGAACAGGCTGGACTGCGTGCCGCGAATTTTTGCGCCGGTGGTGCTCGAAAGAACCAGGTGCATGTCGCCCGTCCAGGCCGCGTTGTCGGCCAGAATCTTGCGGATCTGGGCGATGTCGGTCAGGTCGGCGGCGGTGGCGAAGGGGGTCGTTCCAGCCGTCCCGTAGGCGCGCGAGGCGGCGCGCTTGGCGGCCAGGAACAGGTCGGCTTCCATCTCGTTGATCAACGTGCGGAAAGCCTGCGAGAGCTGGTCTTCCTTGACGTTGTTGTAGATGGCATTGATGGACTGCTGCTCTTCGCCGTTCCACGAAAACGGAACTTTGCGGACCTTGCTGATGGACATCTGGCCGTAGCCAACCGTCACGCCGCTCGGGTCGGTGACAGTGGCCGCGGGGGTCACATCGGAGGCGGCCATCGTCGGGACGATGGGGTAGGTGATGTTCTGGTCTTTGGCGACCATCTCCGCAGACGGGTCAATGAAGACCGCCGGGAGGAAGCCGATGTCTTCGCGCAGAACGCGGTCAGCGGCTTTTTGGGCATCAACGATCAACCCAGTGAGAGTGTTTGTGGTCATGGGTTACTCCTCTTATTCCAATTTGCCGCCGCGCTTGGCGAAGGCAAGACGATCCTGCGGTGACAGGGCGTTGTACTCTGCCAGCGTCATCACGTTCTTCGGCGCTTCGGCCTCGGGCGTGGGGGAGGTGGTGGAAACGGGGACGAAGTTTTGTGCCACGTTGCTGGACTGGGACGATTTCTTCATCGACTCATACAGCTTCGTAGCGGCGTCGTATTTGGCCTGCGCAGTATCCAGCGTTTCTTGCAGAGCCAGCGCCGAGTTCTTCGCCTCATCCGTTCCCTCGCGGAAGAGCGTGTCGATTTGATTCGCCACGACCTTGACTTCCGCGTCTGCCGCAAGTACGGCATCGTGATAGGGTTTCAGATCAAGCATGGGAGTTCTCCTTGTTCAAAATTTGGGTGACACGATCACGCAGGCTCTGCGCCTGGCGTTCTTTGTCCGCCGCGGCCGCGTCGCTGGAAGCGGGCACCGGCGGGTCATCGTTGGATTGGAGCGCCTGCCCCACGGCAGACGAGGAAACATTGCCGAGCAAACGGCCAATGGTTTCTTGCAGGGTTTCAATGCGGTCAGCCATGCCCAGGTCAATAGATTGTTCTGCGCTCACCATGCGGCCTTCGCCGAAGCCGCTCTTGACCAGGGCAGGCTTGACGCCGCGATTGCGGGCGACCGCGTTGATAAAGGCCTCATAGGTCTGATTCACGCCAGACTGGATGGCGGCCAGGGCTTCCTCGCCGAGAGGTTGCCAGGGATTGCCCTCGATCTTGAATTTGCCCGCGCTGATCAGGGTCATCTTGATGCCTTCTTTTTCGAGCGCCTGGCTGACATCTTGGTGCGCGGCCCATATGCCAATGGAACCGACCTCACCCGACGGCGTGACAGATATCGCATCTGCGGCGGATGCGATCCAGTAGGCGGCAGATGCCATGTCGTGATTGGCGACGGCGACGATGGGCTTTTGCCCACGTGCGGCGAAAATCTGATCAGAGACTTCCTGAATCCCTTGGGCATAACCGCCGGGGGAGTTCACGTCCAGGATGATGGCATTGATGGCGGGGTCTTTGAGCAGGGCATCGAATTGAGCGCCGAAGCGTTCGGCGCTGGTAGCGCCGGACATATCGGTCATCATGTTGGCGCGCGGGAAGATTGTCCCGAAAAGAGGCAGGATTCCCACGGTGTTGACCACACGATCAGGCGGGCGGCTGGCTCCGTGGACGCGCGCTTCGATCTCTTCAGCGGTCAATTTTTCGCCGGAGATGTGGCGGGCAACGATCTCGCTCAGTACCGCGAGACGTTCGGGCAGAATCGCCCAGGGATATTTGGTGAAGGCTTCTAAAAGATAGGATGATTTCATGGATTGCTCCCAGGGGGGACAGTCGTGTCCGTCCCACCAT